TGCCCGAGAACGTTGTCGACGGCGTTGTGCCCATGCTGCCATACAAGCGGCACGCGCTGGCCGTCATTCTCCTTGAACGCATTATGCTTGATAGTGCGCCCATCGGAGCAGGTCAGGTCGTTCTTAGTGGCCCAGCCACTGAAGTCGAACTTCATCCTTCTCCTCTGACTTGGCTCATCGGCATGTTGAGCACTGACTGAACATCAGGACCACTAGAGTCCGGAATATCCCCCTCGCCGTCCAGGGAGGTGTCACCCATCTGCGGGTTGATGTTCGGGTTCTGCAACTGATCCGCCTGCTCATTCGGGGACGGTGGAAGGCCGATCCTCGTACGAGCCTCGTTCGGCGTGATGACCTGGTCCCTGAGCATGGTGTCCAGGGACGTGACGATCTGACTCGGAGGAACGTTCTTGAACGGGTCGCGGATGTACTGCACAGCCTGGCCCTGGGTGCGCGCGGTCTTCGTGAGGAAGGTCTTGCTCATCCCATCAGCGAGTGCCGAGAGTACAGGCTCCACAGCCCGGTTCCAGTAGTGCGTCCAGACGATCTCCGTCGCAGTACCCTTGAAGACGTCCTCCGAGATACCCAGTCGACTCATGAGCTCGGCGGTGAGGAACTTGATCTGGTCAAGCAGGTTGTTCTCCGCAGGGCGGTTCAGTTGGGTGACCTTCTCGGAGCCGTCGGTGTAGGCGATCCCGTGTCCGCCCTTGCCGAGCTGGTCCTCGATGGACTGGATGCGGTTCTCCGCCCGCTGGCGCATGGCCTCGGTCTTGATGACGTAAGGAAGCTGGATGATGATGTCCAGCTTTCCAGTGGACGTCTTCTCGTCGGCCAGATCCAGCATGGAGAGCTTGCGGCTCAGTCGCTTGAGGGTGGAGTTCGGCTTGTTCATCACCTCATAGAGAGGATTCTCGATGATGGCGAGTGTGCGCTTCGGCAGGATCACCCGCTCCTTGGTGGAACGAGCCTGGTTGTAGACCTCCACCTCGACCTGCTCGGGGAACCACTGGGTAATCCGCCCGACTCGAAGTTGCTTGATGTCGAAGCTGTTATTGTTCCTCGGGTCCAGGTCAGACTCAACCGGAACGATCGCAATGACACCCTCGTCGAACAGCGACAGCACGGCATCCTGGATGAAGGCCCGGCCGCTCTGATCGATGTTGGGCTCCAGCATCAGGCAGTCGTTCAGGGCCGAACGCCGAATACCGATGAAGGTTCCATTTTGAGCTGTGTCGACATGTCGGATCGGCGTGGCGGACACGTCGATGGCGATCATGTTGAACAGTGACGAGATGATCGACTTGTCAGCCGTCCATCCGAGCGCGAGCCGGTCAGCCCGTACGCTGTAGGACGGACCGAGGTTCGATCGGTCGATGTCCCTGCCAGTGAAGGCGTTGTAGGCGTGCTGTAGTCTGTCTCGCAGTCCTATGTCCTTCACCTCCTAGTCGAACATGTCCTTGTTGAGTTTGTAAGCGACCCAGGCGTCCATCAGGGCGGCGACCGAGTCGATCTTGTTCTCCCGTCGGGCCTTCAGGAGCTTGCGGTTCCCGTTGGTGTCCTCCAGGGTGATGGCGTTCCCCATCGTGAAGGTCATCATGGACTGGTCGAAGAGGAGCTTGCGATCCTCCGCCATGTCCTTGATCTCGCCAAGGGGCACAGACTCAGTCCGAGCTCCCTGGATGACCTTCTCGATGCCGAACGGTCCGTTCTCGTTCTCCCAACGTGTTACGAACTCTTTAGCGTTGTAAGGGTCGAAGCCCAGGCAGCGCACGTCGTACTCGCAACCGGTAATGAAAGCCTCGAGGTCCTCGTAGACATTCATCATGTCAAGCACGGTACCCTCGAGCACCATGAGGGAGCCCTCTTGTAGGAACTCCTCGTACTTCTGACGAGTGGCTCCTGGGAGGCGCAGCATGGTGCGCTCGGAAATGTAGCAGCGCGTCTTGACGCCGAACCTGCCTCGACTGAGGGGGAACAAGAACGTGAAGGCGGTGAAGTCATCGCCCTGCGACAGGTCAACGCCGATGGAGCAAGGCATACCCCAGAAGTCCTGCCGGTTATGTCGCAGGGTCTCCTCGTAGGTGAAGAAGTACGTATACCCCTCCATAGGGATGCCGAACCTCTTAGCCAGGATGTCGTTCCTAGCAGCAGGCACGTGCTCCGCTCGTTCGACGTCTCGCTGATATGTCTCGTAGGAGACGGTGGCCCCGAGGTTAGGCTGGGCCTTCAGCCAGGTCGACGGATCCCCGACCTCCTTGAGGTCATCGAGCCTGTAGTAGAAGATGGAGGTGTGGGGATCCGAGTACTCTCCTCGAAGAATATTGAGGAGCTCCATCTTCATGTTGTCGCCGGCCGAGTTCCTGACGGTACCCTCCGAGGACACTGCCAGGATGAGCCAGTCATCGACCTTGGACGCTCCCTGTTCGATGGCACCAACCACGTCTTCACGAATGTCGCCCGAGAGCCACTCGTCCACCGTGTTCATCTTGGTGCGGAGGCCCTGGAGCTTGTCGATCGACATAGGTCGAACCTCGAGCAGGCTGTTGGTCATGAAGTTCTCGATCCCCTTCTTGGTGGGGACGAGCTTCTGTCTGAGAGCGCGGCTGCCGGTCGTGTTCTGGAGAGACCCCTGCGTCATGAAGTCGAACAGGGGACCCTTAGCTCTGGTGATGGCGGTGCGGAAGGGCTGCATGACCTCCTCGGCCTGTTTCATCGTCGGTGCGGTCGTCACCTGGTGGGTAGTCGACGTGTCGATCGTGAGGAAGTAGGCTTGGAGGAGGGTTTCGTACAAGGACTTCGCCCCGCCTCGGGCGACGATGATGTACTGCTTGTTGATGAGGCGCTGCTTCACCCGGCGTTTCTCGAAATGGCCGCCGGCCTCCGTCTTGTTCGGGACGTAGACCGATCGCTCGGTGAAGAACCACCATCCGAAGATCTGTTCAGCCCAGAGCTTGAAGCTCGGTAGGAGTCGAAGATCGGATCCGT